CGGAGAAGATTACGTTTGCCAATAAAGATAAGTATCGGGTGGGGTATTCGCAGGCAGAGTTGGCGGCGTTGTATTCAGCTGCGGATGTTTTGTTGGCTCCGTCATATGGTGAAGGGTTTGGGGTTCCTACTATTGAGGCTCAGGCTTGTGGGACTCGGGTGATCGGTTCGAGTTGGGCTGCTACAGCCGACCTAGTGGCCGAGGATGGTTGGTTGGTCGAGGGGCAACCGTTCTGGGATGAACCGCAGAAGGCGTTCTACCAGGTGCCACTGCTGGATTCTGTAGTGTCAGCTCTCGCGTTGGCGGAGAAGGAGCGCGGGTTCTCAGCTGTGTCACGAAAGTTTGCACTCGACTTCGATGAGGAGAAGGTGTGGACTGATTATTGGATGCCGTTCCTGAAGGGTTATTTTGCGTGAGGTTGTCACACTTCTATCACGTTTATGCGAATGGGGATTGGGAGGCACCCGCGAGCGAGCACTTGCACGCGCTAACCGTGTCTGGGTTGCTCGACACATTAGATGACTTGTTCGTTGGGATTGTGGGGGCACCCGAGAATCGTGCCCGTGTTCGTGACGCTTTCCCTGCCGTGGTTGTTGCGGAAGCCGATGAGGGTTGGGAGCAGCTCACATTGCAGAAACTCCATGACTACGCGCACAACCATGAGGCCAAGATTTTCTATGCTCACACGAAAGGCGCTTACCAGCCTGACGAGTTGCGTAGGTTGTGGCGTGTTTCGATGACGCATGACACTGTGACGAGGTGGAGGGAGTGTGTGGATGCGCTCGATCATGTTGGGGCTGCTGGCCCGTACTGGTTAGATTCTGTGATGCCTGAGCATTCTGAGCATAAGCATTTCTTTGGCGGTAACTTTTGGTGGGCTCGCACGAACTATTTGCGGGCGCTCCCGCCGGTGGGCGTTCAGCATCGTTGGCAGGCTGAGGGGTGGATTGGTTTGGCTGGGCCGTCTGTGAAGATTATGCGTGAGGGCTTTCCGACTTGGGGGAACTTTTGGCAACCGGAGGTGAAGCGTTGAGGATTTACACTGGTGGCACTTTTGACTTGTTTCATTCGGGTCATGTGAACTTGTTGCGTAAGTGTGCGGAGCTTGGTCGGGTGACGGTGGCGTTGAACACCGATGAGTTCATTGCAGGATATAAAGGCAGGCCTCCGGTGTGCTCGTATGGTGAGCGCTTACGAGTGTTGGAGGCTTGTGTGTGGGTTGACGAGGTTATCCCTAACTATGCGGGCGCGGATTCTAGGCCGGCGATTGAGTCGGTGCGACCTAACATTATTGCGATTGGTACGGATTGGGCTCGCAGGGATTATCACGCGCAGATGGGCTTCGACCAGGATTGGCTTGACGAGCGTGACATTTCTTTGATTTATATTCCCTACACTGCCGGGATTTCCACCACCAACTTGAAGGAGCGTAGTGCTAATCGTTATCGGCACCAGCCCTGACCGTTCAGAGTGGTTGGCGGCATCCTCGGCATCTATTGGTAGGGAACACATTGTTGTTTCTAACTGGGGTTTCGAGTTAGGCAAGATTGCCTGGGTGATGGAGAACACTACGGCTGAACGGTTTTTCTTTTTGCAGGATTCTTGGGTGGTGAAAACTCCGGCATTATTTACCCTCTTGGATAACACTGTGGGTTCTGTTGCGCTAACCCAAGACCCTTACTACTTTGGTTGCTTCGCGGGAGTGTATGAGCGCAGCGTGATTGAGCACATCGGGGTGCCGGTCATTGAAACAAAGTTTGAGGCTGTCCAGGCGGAACGGTTTTGGCATGAGTCCTATGTGATGACTGCCGGGGAACCGATTGTGTTGTTTGCTGACCTGACCGATGAGAACGCTACCGAGGTGCGTTTCCATAACGGGCGCGAGAACCTTATCCTTGAGAATGAGTATGTTCGGAAATATAAGGGGACTTGGAGGGAAGACCAATTATTGAAAACCTGATTGTGCCGGTGCTGAACCGTTACGACCTGTTGGATCGTATGGTGTCGAGCATTGACTGCCCGGTGGAACATTTACTTATCATTGACAACGGGGCCAGCTCCGTGTTGGAGGATATGGCGATTGATGTGCCGGCGTGTGTGGAGCACACCACCTATCTGCCCATGCCGGCGAATTTGGGGGTTGCTGCATCATGGAATTTGGGAATCAAGTCTTTTCCGTATGCTCACCGCTGGTTTATTGCCTCGAATGACGTGCGTTTCGAGCCTGGTGCCCTTCAGAGGCTCTCAGAGGCCCGTACAGACGAGATAACCCTGTCTAAGATGTTCCCTAACTGGCAGGCGTTTGCGCTCGGGTATGAGGCTGTCAGGCGTGTGGGTTTGTTTGATGAGCGTTTCTTTCCAGCGTTCTGTGAGGACAACGATTATACGTTTCGTGCGGAGCAGGCTGGGGTTACGATCCGGTCAATCGAGGTGCCGATGATTCATGACAACAGTTCGACAATAAATTCCGACCAAGAGTTGTTGCAGAAAAATTCGCGCACTTTCCCCACGAATGCGGCCCTGTATCACGACAAGGTGGCACGGGAGGATTTGAGTGCAGGGTTTTGGGATGTGGAACGGCGCAGGCTGAACGGGTGGGAGCCCGGGCGGTAGAATGGTGGTTGGAGGTTTATTTTGGCGATTGTGAATGGGTACGCGACACTTTCGGATGTGAAGGCTGCAGCTCGCATCACCGACACGATTGATGACGGGTTGTTGGAGATTGCGATTGAGTCCAGCTCCCGCGACATTGATGCTTACACTGAGCGCGTGTTTTTCAGCACCGGCGCGACAGCTGTTGCTCGCGTGTATATTCCGCAGGACATTTACTTGGTGGAAACGGATGACATCATTTCTGTGACCACGTTGAAGTCTGACAGCACCGGCAACGGCACGTTTGACATCACTTGGGCTTCCACGGATTTCCAGTTGGAGCCGTTGAATGGTTTGGCCGGTGGAATTTCCACACCAGCAACCAGGATTCGTGCGATCGGTGAATACTTGTGGCCGGTGTATGAGCCTCGAAACGTGAACAGTAATCAGGCGAGCGTGCAGGTGACGGGTGTGTTTGGGTTTGCTTCGATTCCTTCGGCTATCAAACAGGCAACCATCCTGGCCTCACTTAGGGCGTATAAGCGTTACGAGTCCCCTACGGGTGTGCTGGGGTTCTCGGATATGGGTGTGGTTCGTGTTGGCCGGCTTGACCCTGACGTGGAACGCTTGGTGGCCCCTTACCGGAAGATTCGTTTCGCGTGAGCATCACATTGATGCGGGCTGGCCTCGCAACAAACATGAACACGATTGCGGGCCTTCGCACTTATGCGGAGATTCCTGACGATCCGATGATGCCCGCTGCTGTCGTGCAACTCGGGTCAGTGACCTACAACAGCGCTTTCGCTAAAGGGTTGACCGAATACAGTTTTGTGGTCACAGTGATTTTCGGTCGGCTTGCCACAGTGCAGGCGCAGAAGAACCTGGATGCACTCATTTCGACTGGTTCGGGTTCGTTGAAGACAGCCATTGAGGTAGATCGCACTTTGGGCGGTAACGCTTTCGACACGAGGGTTTCTGAGATGACTAACGTCACCTCCGTTACAATTGGAGATATAACTTACCTTTCGGCAGATTTTGCCGTGACCGTGTTCGCACTATAAGGAGAAAACTGTGGCAAAGTTTGTCGCTACCAACTACAACATCAAAATCAATGGCACTGATTTCAGCACTGCTATTGCCGCGGTCACTTTCGACATTTCGGCAGCGGAGCAGGAAGTCACGGCTTTTGGTGACACTTTCGTTCAGCGCATTGGCGGTCTGAAGGATGCTTCCGTCACCCTCGACTTCCACCAGGACTTTGGTGCCGCTTCGGTGGATGCCACATTGTTCCCGCTTCTCGGCGGTAACGCAACCGTGGTCGTTATCCCTAACGGTTCTGTGGTGTCTGCAACGAACCCGTCTTACACTGGCGTATTCCTTGTGACCGAGTATTCACCGTTTGCTTCCTCGGTGGGCGATCTTGCAACGCTGAGCATCACGCTACCGTTGGCTGATGGCACCGTGACTAGAGGAACCGCGTAACCAATGAACCCAATAAACCTACAAGTAACTTTCATTGACGAAACAAGCGTTGAGTGTTCGGCTATTGCAGCCGATCTGATTGCGTTTGAGTCACGTTTCGATTTGAGTGTTGCCCGCCTGGGGGATGATGTGCGACTTACGCATATGTTTTTCCTGGCGTGGCACGCTTTGAAGCGTACCGGGCAGACCACTGATGATTTTGAGAAGTGGGTTGAGTCTGTTTCGATGGTGTCTGAGGCTCCCACAAAAAAATAAAGGGGCTCGGTGATTCGAGCCTTCATTGGGAGATTGCAGCCCTCGCTGTTGAAACGGGGATTAGTCCCCTCGAGCTTATGAAGCTTGAGCCTCGAATGTTGTGGACTATTGAGCGCTATCTGATTGCACGCGCTCAGGCCCAGAGTGGTAAGCGGGGCCGGCGGTAGAATAGAGATTATGCCCGCTCAGTTCACTGTCAAAGCCGCCGATTTGAGGGTGTTGCTTGCAGAGCTGAAGCAGGTTGATCCGGGTTTGCGTAGGGCTCTCCAAAAGGAGATGCGTGACGATTTGAAACCGTTTGCGAAGGCTTTGGCTGCTACTGCACCACCTTCGACCCCGTTATCAGGGTTTGCGAAGGGTGTCGCTAAGACTCCTCGTTACACATATACGACCCCTTTGTCTTCGGTGAAAACTCCGTTGGGTAAGCGAGCAAGCAAGCCTGGATTCTTTCCGGTGGTGTCAATGGGTTTCCGTGGCCGTTCTAAGACTGCTGGGTTCAATATTTTTGAGTTGGCTGGTTCATCGAATGTGGGTGGCAAGAAACAAGGCTTGACTCCACAGGGGCGAGCGATGATTCGTAATTTGAATGCCAAGTTCCCGGTGATTGACGGCTTGGGGCGTTTCATTATTCCGCAAGCGAAGAAGGATTCGGATGAGCCGGTGAAAGTTGCCAGGCGAATTATTGAGAAGTATGTGGCGCTGGTTAATAGGAGGATTCGATGAGTCGTAGTTCGATTGATATTCCGGTCGTTAGCAAGTTTGACCCGACTGGCATCAAGCAGGCTCAGACAGCTTTGGGCGGGTTTGGTAAGGCTGTGGCCGGGTTCGGTGTCATTGTTGCGGGTGCGTTCGCTGTTCGAGCTATCGGGAACTTCGCTGCGGAAACAATCCGTATGGGTCAGGAAGTGTTGCAGTCGAACGCTGTGTTGAAGCAGGTGGCGAAAACCACGGGTCAGTTCGGTGGGGAACTGGATGCTGTCACTAACAGGCTCATCAAGTTTGCTGATGCTCAGGAGTTGCGTCTTGGTGTTGACGCTGAGGTTGTGAAGCAGGTTCAGGCGCAACTGTTGTCGTTCAAAGCGTTGGGTAAGTCGGCTGGTGAGGTTGGGGGCACTTTTGACCGGGCTACGAAGGCCGCGTTCGATATGGCGATGGTGTTGAAACGTGATGCTTCTGGTCAGGCGATTGCTTTGGGTAAGGCGTTGGAGGATCCGATTCGGGGTATTACTGCGTTGCGTAAGGGTGGTACTACGTTTACGGCGCAACAGCAGGAGCAGATTCGCACTCTGGTTG